GAAGGTTAGCGCCTCTCCGTAAAAGGAGCAAGCGTTTATGTCGCAAAAACCGTTAAAAACCACCGTGATTTGTATCACGGTAGTGCTCATTATCTGGATCACCCACAGTTCACTGTGCGAGTTCCGGTTCCGGATAGCGGGCGCGGAGATTGCGGCGTTCTTACAGTGTAAGCAGTAAGAAACCGTGGCGGGGGAGAATATCCCCCGCCGACCGGTTGCTGAGGGTGGTCAGCCGGATGGCACCGTTTTAACACCAACAAACCACAAATTTTACCGCAGGCCGGGAAACCGGTACTGCGGTTTTTTTATGGGGGAAATCCATGACAGTCAGAATATCGGGTGTGCTGAAGGATGGTACGGGAAAAGCGGTACCGGGATGCACGATAGAGCTGAAAGCGCGCCGCACAACGGAGACGGTGATTGTCACCACGGTGGCGTATGGTCAGCCGGGGGAAACCGGCAGTTACAGTATGGATGTTGAGCCGGGGTTGTACCGGGTGACGCTGAACACGGAAGGGTACGCGCCGTCATATGTGGGTGACATTCTGGTGAAGGCGGATTCTGCACCGGGAACGCTGAATAAATTTCTGATGGACCTGGAAGACGCACAGTATTACCCGAAAGCCCTTGCAGAGCTGGAAGCGGTGGCAGCGGAAATCCTGAAACGTGCGGAAGCGTCCGCAGCCAGTGCGGAGGAGGCAAAAAAACGGGCAGAGAATGCGCGGGGACCGAAGGGGGATAAGGGGGACACCGGGCCGCAGGGTATTCCCGGGCCAAAAGGCGATACCGGCGAGCGTGGGCCAAAGGGTGAGCGGGGTGAGACAGGACCACAGGGGCTTCAGGGTGTGAAAGGTGAACGGGGAGAGAAGGGCGAAAAAGGCGAGCCGGGAGGACCGGATGCGACGACGGCACAGAAGGGAATTGTGCAGTTAAGCAGCACAACGAACAGTGATGACGAAACGAAGGCAGCCACCCCGAAAGCGGTGAAATCGGCAATGGACAAAGCGGACGGATGCCTGGAGAAAGCGAAAAACGGTGATGATATCCCGGATAAGGTGAAGTTTCTGAACACCGTGGGAGCAGCCAGAGTATACGGGCGGGACATTCATACGGGGGCCGGTGAATGGAAAACACGCGAGTTTGTTGCCTGGCTGAAAGAAAAAGGGGCATTTGACCAGCCTTACTGGATGATGAAGGCATCACTGCTTGCGTCAATGAATAAAGTCATCACAGATGTCGGACCGGGAAAACTCAATCTGGGTGGCTGTGTCATTGAGGTGATGGGAACGTATGAGGCTGCCATAGTCCGGGTCACCATTGGCGAATACGGTGCAACGGGGTTTATTAATGGCACGGTCTGTACCTGTACGGTTTACGGCGACACACGGTATTTCCACTGGCGGGTGGATTACAGCACAAAAAACAAACCGGATACGGTCAGCCAGCGGGATGCCAGTACGACGCAGAAAGGTGTGGTGCAGTTAAGCAGTGATACTGACAGTAATGACGAAACAAAGGCAGCCACGCCGAAGGCCGTGAAGGCGGCAATGGATGTGGCAAATGAAGCGAAAACAAAGGCAGAAGAGGCTGCAGCAGGAGGTGGTGTTCCCGGTCCGAAAGGAGAGAAAGGCGACCCCGGAGCACAGGGTCCGAAAGGTGAAACGGGAGCAACAGGCCCCGCTGGTCCGCGGGGAGCGCAGGGACCGAAAGGGGAGAAAGGCGACCCCGGTCCCAGAGGTGAGCGTGGAGAAACCGGGCCGATGGGGCCGCCCGGGGCATCAGACGGGAAGAGCCGGGTTGTGGGTATCAGGCTGGGTAATAAACAGACTTATGCGCCGCAAACAGACAGCACTACATGGGCAGTGGATTTGGATATTGGTGCAATGATTACGGGGATTGGCGGTTACAACGACGGAAACAAAACCCTTATTGACAGGGTATCTTACAGGCCGCTTCAGGTGACATTTGATGGTTCTCAGTGGCGTACAGTCAGCGTGGGTGAGTATGTGTCGTCAGGAGCTTCGGGGTTTGAGTATTTTCCATTATAAAGCGCATCATCTTTCAGACATGTAACCGGGAGGACTTACAGATGCACATAAAGAATTTCAGACAATACACGCCGGAAAATCCGGATGTGCCGGGTGCGATGTACCTGAAATCAGAGGATGGTCAGGACTGGTATGAGTGTCAGTCGTTATTTTCAGCAGAGACGCTGAAGGTGGTTTATAACAGTGCCGGAGTCATTACCGGCATCAGCAGGGTGGCGTCAGTTCTGTGGCCAGTGGGCCAGAGTGTGGTGGAGGTGGCGGATACGGAAGAAAACCGCAAAGCTGACATCTCGGGGCGCTGGGGTTTTGACGGGGAGAAAATCACGGACCTGCTGACCGCGGAGAAAGCGCGAGGGATGAAGGGCGATGAAATTAACGCCTGGCGTAATGCGATGGAAGCGGCGAACTACACGTTTGAGCACAATGGGCGTAAATGGGACTACGGGAAGTCAACGCAGACGCGTCTTGAGCCGTCGGTGGCGGCAGCGAAAGCGGGGAAACTGCCGGAGGCGTTTTTCTGGACGGATGCGGAAAACAATGATGTGGAAGTGACAGCAGAAGAGCTTATAGCGCTGAGTGAAGCGGCAGAGCAGGCGATGTTCACCAAAGGGATGGAAATCCACGTCCGGCAGCGCACCATGAAGAAAGAGCTGGAAAAGCTGACCAGTGCGGATGAGATACTGGCATACAGGGTTGGCTGGGGTGATCCGTAATCTGGAAAGGAGGACACTGCGTATTTTTATGGAAGGAGAACGCCCAATAACCAATTATGCTCCTTCACGGTAATACACAGGAAAAGTTACTTAGGTAAATATTACACTTTAACTGAACAGTTACTTTTTACTGCTATTGAGATTTTTCTCATAAATTACAGTGTAAGCAGATGTGACACAGCATGCCGGATGAGAGTGAGTTTTTTCTGATGCCTGTTCCGGTGGTGTAGTCGTGGTTCTGAGTGACTACACCAAGAATAATGTAAGATAAATCCTAAATTATTAAATTAATTTTTGGATTTATTTTTGGAATATCCTGAATGAAGCCGTAATTAATCATATTTCTTTATGAGTATGAGGTGTTGAGGCTGATTTGTATACAGATAATTTAACAGGATATCCATAATGAGTAAAAAAATCACAAAGACACTTCTGTCATCTTCTCTGGTTGTAGGTCTGTTGAGTGTTAGTTCTTTTACACGTGCAAATGAATATAGCTACAGCGCCTTGGATGTGTTAGGTAAACACGGAAGTACTTACACCATTGTTTATAATAGTGATTCTGATACCGCTTATGTTAAATGGAAAAAAGTACCTAGCGGTGTTGAGGGGATTAAAGATGGAGATATTGTACAAGGATTATCAAAAATTAATAAAGATGGGACTGTAGAAGTTACTACCAAGGATGGCACTAGTACATATCGTGTGTATGACCGGGAGTTTCATAACCTAATGAATTCACTGGTCAAGCAGGATAAAGAAAACACTCTTGGAAAGAAAGAGGGTACTCAAACAGACCTTGTATCTGATGCTGATATTCGGAATCTTTTTGGCAGAATTGCTGCGATCTCTGAAATGGAAACTAATGTTGGTCTGGATGAATATGGGCGAGTGGCAACTAGTGCAGAGAGTATTAAAGAACGCGTGTCTTTGCAGACTTATCTGGCTACAGAGGCTGCAAATAGCGCAATTGGCCTAGATAAAAACGGTAAGCTAACTCTGAATGAGACAGATATTGTAACGCCGTTACGTATCAATGACGGCGTTGTCACTATAGCGAAAGATGTGGAAGAACAGAAAGAAGGGCTGGCGATCCAGAAGAAAGGACTGTCTGAGCTTTCATCCCGCACAGATATCATTGATGCAGCAACGGCTGCGAATACGAATAAAATTGATTCCCGAACCACCGTTGGTGTGAATGCGGACGGAACCCTGACCAGCGCTGATGGCGCTACAAAAACGATTGCTGTTAATGACGGTCTCGTTGCTCTGTCCGGCAGAACAGACCGTATTGATGCTGCAGTTGGTAGCGTTGACCGCCGGGTTACTAAAAATACACAGGCTATTCAGTCCAATACTCGCCAGTTGCAGGAACATAATGCACGCCTGAACAGCCAGCAGCGTCAAATTCGTGAGAATCACGAAGAGATGAAGCGTGCAGCAGCACAGAGTGCAGCGCTGGCGGGGCTTTTCCAGCCGTACAGTGTGGGGAAATTCAACGCCACTGCTGCCCTGGGGGGGTACAGTGATAAACAGGCTGTTGCCGTGGGTGTTGGTTACCGTTTCAATGAGCAGACAGCAGCGAAAGCAGGTGTGGCAGCGAGTGATGGCGATGTGTCCTACAACGTAGGTGTGAACTTTGAGTTTTAATTGCTGACAGTGACATGAAGCATGACGGCAGGCGTGGAGTTTTGCCTGCCGTTTTTTCTCATGTGAGCATGAAACAGGTGACAGCGATGAAAGTGATTCTGGCGACCCGC